GGTAAATACATCTACCCGGGGCAAGTCCTACGGATTCCAAAGTAAGGAGGGGTTACTATGCAAGACCAAGCATCATTGGGCGGCAAAACAGCCAACCGCCAGCCGGGCTTCAACGACAAGCGCTTCGCCAAAGTAACAGACACTAAGGACTTTCACAAGTATGGCAAGATTAGCGCTGTGTTCCTTGACTACAGCCAGCCGTCCGCAATATGGGTCGTGGGGGACATCGACCGGGAGCCTGTATCGGGTGACATGATCGTTGTTGGGTACCTCGATGGGCGGAAGGATTCGCCGTACTTGGCGGGATTCGTCAAGAACCAGTCCTACACGACGAACTTCCTTGTCGTGAAGAAGGACAAGATCAAGCTTCAGCTTCCGGTCTACGAGATCGGAGTGAAGGATGGGGTATCTCACGAGGACGTGAAGACCCACCTGCTGGATAACAGTAAGCAGGACGAGCGGGCATATATTGAGCTGGCCGCAGACCACGCCCTGATTAGCTTTCCGACCTCCCAGACAGGGGCCACGGCTCCGGCGATTATCACGGTAACTGCTTCAGGAGTGACCATCGACCACCCTGCGGGAACGATTAAGCACCACACAGGGAGCAAAGGAGCTGCCCGCGCAGGAGACACCGTGAGTGTTAGCGTTCCGGGTATCGGGACCTGCACCGGGACGATCACGAGTGCATCTACCAAGACACTAATTGACTAGGAGGTGAGAGCATGCCAGAAATAATGCCCGCAACGCGTAATGCCCGCAGGTTCTACCGCCATACCTTCGACTTGCAGTATGACGGCGTCGGTTCGACCATGCTACACACTCTCGTCATCAACCCGGACGATGCGGCGCAGGACGAACCTGCCCGTGTGACAGTCACGCCCACGCTGGGCGGCGCGTACGTCACGGACTTCGGAACCGGGCTTAAGACGGTGACCCTGTCAGGAACTACCGGATATCAGAAGCGCACGTCAGCCGAGGGTGTGGAGGTAGATGGCCGTACGGAGTTCCTACTGTTCAGGGCGGAGGTCTACCGCAGGTTCATCGCCAGCAACGAACCCAAGCTGCATCTCTACTGGTACAACTGGGAGGACGACGAGTACTACGAGATTCAGCCCCAGAGCTTCCGTCTCCAGCGTAATAAGTCCGAGCCACTGCTGTACCGCTACGAGTTCCGGTTTACCTGCCTTCGCCAGCTTATGAAGGATAAATTCACGAACCTCGTCGAGTACCTACAGGCCAACCCCAGCACCCGAAGCATGGTCACGGAGCTAGGGAAGAGCGGTTCAGCCATTAACGAAATCATGAGTAAGCTAACAGGCGGGAGCTGATTAATATGCCACTGGACAATTTTTACCTTCCGAAGGAGTCGGTCACGCTCGTCAACTACCCGGTACTGCGGGAGCAGCGCGACAACATTGAGCAGATTCTAATCTACGTGCTGCGCGTGGAGAGCGCGCTGGTAGACTACAACGAAGCGCGGTATGACAAGGTCGACCTAAACACCGACGAAATCAATCAGTACGTTGACCTATGCCGGACGGTGACCTATGCGCTAGGCACTGCCGAAAGCGTGCCCTACGACATCCTGATCGAGCTACGGAATATCCAAGCGCAGCTATACAGCCTTGTGTACATCAACAGACAGGAAGGTACTACAGTCTTCGGAACTCCGACGACAACTACGACTACCGGGGAGGTGGGACTGTAATGGCTATTGAGCACACGCTTACCGACGTCGATTCCATTCAAGGCCTAGCAGCCAAGTACGGCATCACGTGGGCAGAGATAGCGGACTACAACGGGCTGGAGTACCCGTATTTCCTAACCAGCAACCAAGCCGTCGAGACCCTGTACGCAAGTGGCTTCATAACGGTCACCCGTGGCCTATATACGTCCTCCCTGACCATTATGAAGAACTCAACTTTCACTACGGAAGTGGATGCGCAAGGCATCGTGAAGACCTACGCCGTGGTCGAGGATACGGTTATTCCAGCAGGCTCCCCCGTAGGGTACCTGTACGTGCGGTGTGTCAGCTACGGAACATTCGGCAACGTTATCGCCAGCGCTATCGTAGTGGCGGGCACGGTAAACACCAACTTAGGGGTGTACGGCGGATTCACCGATATCCGAAACGAACTCCCTATCGACAACGGTACGGATGCTAAAGTGCTGGTTACCGGGCAGACCGTCTACCTTCCGGCAGATAGTGCGCTGGGAACTATAGAAGGGAGCGAGAGTATAAGCACTTCCGAAGTGCTCACAGCTATCGGAGGAATAGACTACGCGCTGGCCGAGGATGGGGACTTAGAAGACGACGGGTTTGGAGACATCGGAACCCACGTAGGAGTAGAGAACATCGCCCAGTCTGTCAACCATCGCCTGCGCACGCGCCGGGGTAGCCTTCCGAAGCACCTCTCATATGGGAGTAACCTTCATACGCTGATCGGTAAGGCGTACCTCCCATACATCAACAAGCTGGTGGAACTGGATATCATCGACACGCTGGGGTACGATGACCGACTTGGAGAAGTCTCCCTGAATACGGTGTCGCTGGCAGGTACGTCAGTATATGTCGATTTAACCGTGACGGTTGTCGGAACATCAGCTACAATCAACGTTAAAGGGAACTTCGGAAGTACGACGATAACCACGTCGTAGCCCGGAGCAACGAAGGGGGAAGGAACAATGGCATTCGAACGCAAGTCCATGGAGCAGGTCGTCCAGCAGATGATTGACTGGACGCGTGGCGTGTCTACAAAGGTCACCGACTTTCGGGTCGGTAGCCGTGTACGCACGCTGTACGAGGCGGTAGGGCTGGTCGTAGAAGAGCAGTACGACCGTATGTACCGCGCAGTCAAGACCCTGATTGAAGAGAACGTCTATACCGTTATGGGCTTTCCCAAGCGGCAGGCGATATACAGTACAGGGACGATAACGTTCTTCCGAAGTTCGGCTGCTGATTCAAATTACCTGATCCCGCTGGGTACCGTCATCAAGACGAAAGCTACAGCGACGCAGGCTCCGGTGAGCTTCCGAACTACGGCGGACGTATTGATGGCCGTAGGTACGATGGCTATCGACGCCCCGGTGATCTGCCAAGTGCCGGGAACCGTGGGGAACGTAGAGTCTGGAACGATCATCGACTTTGTAACTAAGCCTTCCGGGGTTGAGACCGCCAGCAATGGACTCGCAATCAGCAACGGCAAGGAGGAGGAAACCGCAGACGAGCAGAAGAACCGATTCAAGAAATTCATCGCCTCCCTGTCGCGTGGGACGCTGCCCGCTATCGAGTACGGGGCGACCACCGCTATACTGCTTACTTCCGAAGGTCTCACACAGGAGTACGTAGCCGATGCCAAAGCCTTCGAGGACCTTGTAAACAAGCTGGGGCAGGTGGACTGTTACGTCTGGAACGGTACGGGAGTAGCGTCGGCGGAACTTCTGTCCGAGGTTCAGAAGGTCGTATACGGCTACTATGACGCCAGCGGGAAGCCCGTCTACGGCTACAAGCCTGCGGGCATCATCGTAAATCTCTATTCAGCCGCTGCGAAATCCGTTACAATCAGGCTGGCTATCACGCCGGATAATGGCGTTTTATTGACAGAATTGACGCCTTATGTCGAAAGGGAGGTCGCAGATTTCTTCTCTGCACTGAAACTGGGGCAGACCCTTGTGCAGACCGCCCTCGAAACCCGTATTAAGCTGATAGACGGTGTGTACGACGTCAAAGTGGAGCTATCCACCGACGGCGGGACGATCTACAGCTACGACAATCTAACGGCAGGATCAACGGAGATTCTAATACCAGATAGCCCGTTCATCTATGTGTAGGATGGTGAGAGTATGAAACTGATGCGTAAGCTCTTGGACAATCTAGGTGACGTATGGAACAAGCTTCCGAAGGACAGGCCGTTTATGACTATCGCCAAAGGGTCCGGCCTGCATACCCGTGTGACCATTGAAGAGGGTGTCATGTACCTGCACAGTGTAGCCTTCCGAAGAGAGATGCCGCAGCGCCAGATGATCGTGCTGGACGGTATGGGCACTTCGGATGTACTCAGCACCTTGGCGACGATGGGATACACGGTGGCGCCTACTGCGGAGCTAATCGAGGATGGGGTAAACTCCCGCAAGCCCTACGTCATGATGGAAGTAGACAACGTACGTATCGACGGCGCAGAGCCTACCGTGCTGACTTCCTTCCACTCCAAGCTGTGGGGGCAGCTCTATCCGATATACCGGGTGCTCCGGCAGGCGGGTAACGACACAGAGCAGGCCTTGAAACAGCTGAACCGCACAATGGCGGATGGGACTTGGCTCGACTTCTGGGCAAGCTTTTTCTCCATCGACCGGGAACCGAACGAGACGGACAACAGCTTCGTGCGGCGCTTTACCATGTGGCTGTTTAACCCGAAGACGAACAATATCGCGATGAAGGAGCTGCTGGCTTACCGCTTGCAGGACACTAACATCAATATTGCAGATCGGGGACCTCTACAGTTCGCCCTTGAAGTCAGTACCAAGTACCTGCAAGTGGACACTGCTGCCGCGCTCCATAAGATTCTCCGGGAGACAAAAGGGGCAGGTATTGAGTACTTCCTAAACTACATGGCCGATCCCGCGTTTGAGGACTACCGAGCGTGGCTGGCCGATCAGACCGGAATGCCCTTCAGCAGCTTGGATAAGCGGAGTTCCACGCTTCAGAAGTCTACGGAAGAAGCGGCTATGCCGAACCCAACCGACGTAGCCGCAGGGAGCGTTGTACGACCGACCTATACTGAAGCCATCTCGCAGCCTGTTGAAGAGCAGGTGGGAGTGCTGCTCCACACAATTGCCGAAACCATAGTAATGACCTTAGAAGCCAAAGCTGTGGCTTTACAGGCTACGTACGAAGAGGCGCAGAGTGGAACCGTGCTGGAAGCTGCTGGTGGAGTGGTCAAGCTGCCCAGCGCCGACGTATACACTATACCGCAAGATTCTTCAGTCGGTGTATTCGAGCTGAACGTTAGTGAGCTGAATGTAGGGGAGCTGGCAGGATCGTCCGTCCAGCAAGACCGCGTAATGGCTACCTTGACAGTCGGCGGCGTAGTCGTTCTGACAAGGCCTATATAAGTAACACACTTCCGAAGGGGGAAATTACACATGTCTACTAACATTGAGAACGTCGAACGCTCATACGAAGACCTACTCGCCAAGCCAGAAGGGTTTATCAGCGCCTACCTGCACCCAGCAGGCGCGCTTGAATTTGTGCCCTACGGCGATGACCCTACACACGGGTACCACCGCATCCTGCGCGAGGCTGTAGTGGACGAGCGCCATGTCAAAAACCTGATCGTGACCAATGCCTCTAAATTTATTGCTAAGCGCATGCGCCCGGGTGCGAGCTGGGGCACAGGCATCTCATACCTCGAAGTCGGTACAGGTGTAGGCACAGGGACCACACAAGTTCCACAGGCAGAGAACCTTGCCCAGACTGCCCTGCGGGTACCACTGCTTCGGAAGGCCATCTCCGCGTGGACGAACCTCGACTCCGGCGGGGTAGCCACAGGCACTGATACCAACGTGCTCCAGATCACCACAACGTTCCTCGAAGCCGAGGCAAATGGAGCCATCGTTGAGA